ATGTTAGTTCAATTAATTTTAAGTGACTTATATCGCTATTGTGGCAATACTAAAATGAGCTCATTTGTTAAAAATTATTTGTTCAATCGGGGCTTTAACTTTAGTTTTTGGTTGCGTCTTGCAAGCTCAAAATCTTGGGTCGCTAAACTGGCCTATCCTGTGTTTTATTATAAGAAAAAGAAATATGGTATAGACATTCACTGTACTACACAAATTGGTTATGGCTTATATATTGGGCATGGTGGGCCTTTGGTTGTCAATCCAACTACAGTGATTGGAAATAATGTCAACTTATCGCAATTTACAACAATTGGTGCTAATGGTGGTCGCCAAGCAGCAATCATTGGTGACAATGTTTATATTGGTCCAAATGTCTGTATCATTGATGCAGTTAAAATTGGTCATAATGCAACCATTGGTGCGGGGAGCGTAGTCACAAAAGATATCCCGGAAAATGCAACAGCCGTAGGGAATTATGCAAAAGTAATAAACTATAACCATCCAGGCCAGTCAGTGAATAGACGCTGGCCAAAAATCAATAAAAGCGACTAGTTCTTCAACATATTTTTAAGTGCATTCTTGCTCAATCAATCATATTTCAAACACTTCATGTGCAATAAAACTGAGCTTATTCAAAGTCAGGACAAGAGCGATATCATTATGAAAAGCCTACTTAGCTAAATGAAAAACATTAAAAGTTCTAAAGTTATGACGTAAAAATCAGTTAGCACACAAATATGTTCATATTTCAATCTTATAATTATTCAATCACAAAACAACCAAGAAAAATGACAAATATTAATCAAAAAAATATATTATTAAATTTATAACTATCAATCTTTAAAAGGGTTTGAAACTTTATCTTTAAAACTTAACCAAATTAAAAATGCCATAATAAATAACAAAATTCCGATTACAATGAAAAACATCTCCCCCATAGCAAAGCCTGTAATCACTGCACCTATCCCTATCAGCAACAGTAAAATGATGAATGCGATCCCGATGACATACATATATGTTCTCCAAAGGTAAAATATTATGGACTTCGATTATTACGTTTTCAGCATGTCAATTTAATGTTATTTACATTAAATTTTATTATAATTTGTGATTAGTTTTGCTCCATTATGTTCAATCAGTATGATCATAATAGTAATTTGTGTAAATTTACTAGAACTATTACATATATATTATCAGTAAATTGATCTATATCTCAAAAATGAACACCAAAACAATCAAATACTTTTTTTAAAGATTTTTCTCATAAATCTGTTTAAAATTGGATGCCTACGCGCTACAAGCAAATGTACAACATCGCTGTTTATTTCGAGGTAATGAGTGATCAAAAAGTCTGTCTTTCATAGTTTAGATTTACAAAAACTTATTTTGATCTTAATTATTAGCAGCGTATCAAGCTTGTTTTTAATTTCAATTTTTGTGCTGAATTATGTCATCAAAGAGCAACTCACAGAGAATTCTTTAGCTGCAAATCAACGCTATGCTGCCAAAATTGCATTTAGCACAGATAAATATTTTGAAAGCATGTTAAGTGAACTCAAATTTAGCGCTCACATCTTAGGTCAAAACTTTTCCAATCAAGATGTTTTAAAAGCAGAAGTTTCAAGACTCAAGAATCAATCCCACAAATTTAACTCGATCACCATTGTCGATAAAAATGCATACATTCGGGAATATGCACCACATAACTTTCGTATAGACCACAAAAAACAATATAAAACTGCTGGAATCATTGAAGCCTTAAAACTAAAACAAACTTATATATCTTCTCCCTACAAAGGACTTTCTAATAACCTTATTGTTCTCATTGCTCAACCTATTTTTAATCATAAAAATGAATTTTTAGGTATTGTGACGGGTTCAATTTATTTAAATCAAGAGAACTTGGTGAGTGAACTCCTTGCCACATCGTATTCTCACAAGAAAAGCTACACCTATGTTATTGATAATAAAAATAAGATTATTTTCCACCCTGATCAAAGCCGGATTGGAGATTCGTTAAAAAATAATACGGGGTTGAAATATATTACTTCTCGCTCCTCAGGCAACATTGCTTTAGTCAATAGTAAAGGAATCGAGAACTTAGCTGGTTTTGCAGCGATACCAAGCGTGAATTGGATTATTGTGTCGCAGCAGCCCACATTAGAATTGCTCAGCCAAGCGAACGCTATTATTGTAAAAGTGACCTTGGGTATGCTGATTTTTTATCTTGTACTCTTTATTTTTGTTTGGAAACTATCCTACTTAATCTCTTCTCCGCTCAATAAACTTGCTCAAATGGCAAGCATGCTCACACGCCCCAATATTGATCAAGATATCAAGAAAATAGATCCTTGGTATTTTGAAGCATTGCGTTTTCGCACTTCATTGCTTTTGAGCTCTAAACACTTTAAAGATGAAATTGCAGAACTTAAACAGCACGTAAATACAGACCCGCTTACAGAACTATATAACCGCCGAGGCATGAAATTATTTTTAAATGAATTAAAAGCAACAAACACTCCTTTTTCAGTACTCAACATAGATATTGATCACTTCAAAGCAATTAATGATAGCTATGGCCATGATCAAGGAGATCATGTATTAAAGAAACTAGCATCTCACATGATGAACAATTTTCGTAAGCATGATATTTGCTGTCGTGTTGGCGGAGAAGAGTTTACTGTATTTGTCGTGCATGAAGATCCCAAAGTTGCATATACAGCAGCTGAACGACTTCGAGAGGCTGTTGCACAAAGCTATCTTGATCCAGTGGGACATATTACCGTTTCAATTGGCATTGCATCTTGGCCACGAGATGCAGAAAGTGTCGATGACGTGATTAAGCTTGCAGACCAAAAACTATATGAAGCAAAAAATGATGGACGTAATTGTACTCGTATCTCCTCTTGAGAGCCGAGCTCCAAGAAGAAATATCTTATTATCAGTTATCGTTTTACAAAGAACCGCTATAAATTACAACAACATAAAATGACACGTCTAGCATAAAGGGTTGTTCTGTTGCTTAAGGAAAGGATTCATACATGATTATTGAGTTAATCAGTAAAAATTGTTTTACTAAACTATCCAAAAACGAAATAGCCAAAAAATTGCAGATAAAAGGATCTGAAGCTATAGCCCTAACCTTTTTAGCAGCTTAGTGAACTCGTCATATTAGTCTCATGTATATAACTATGAAATATTCAGTGAAAATTATGCAAGAAAGTGATGCATTTATTGCAAGTGCTCGTGATCTGGCAAAATTAAATAGCGTAGGTATTTTTTGGATAAAGCATTGGCTGAAGCCTTAGAAGGTATTGAAATCATTTTTATGATGTATATGGATGCTTGCAAGGAAATTCCATGTCCAACTGCTCAGGAGCATGGTAAATATCTATTCATGTTCCAGTTTTAGTCGTATCAAGGGTTCATTTATATAATGAGATGCTAAACCAAAGTATTCGTTAAGCTGAGTTAGCCAAATATTGAGAACGGTTTTAAAAATAGACTATTGTCTTTAAAACATGACTCTAAGATAAAATCTATTAAAAATGTGTTTTATGCTTTTAGAAAGCGCAAAAGTTAGTCACTGATATTTTCAAATTTAGACTTTTGTGTATTTTTCATTCTGTTTTTAATTTTTAAGGGAATGATTACCCTCGAAAACCCATTTAAATACACGTGTGAAAAAATGCAAACTATTTATAAATAACAATAAATTGGTGCGCTCAGCGGGACTCGAACCCAAGATAAAACCTAAACTTTACTCATACAATTTAATGACTTAGTGAAATACAAGGTTGTTTATAGGCTTTATATGGGAATTATGCCCTTTGACCAGGTACTTCCATGCTTCAGTATTAGAAAAATAAGGTTTAGGTTTTGATCTGTTTTTAATTAAGCACCCTATTTGCTTATCGAGTAATAAAGTAATAGCCAAAAAAAAGTGCCTAGATAATTAGGCACTTATATAAAAATCTCCAAGTAAGATATGGAGTAAGATCCCAGTAAGTTAAATCACTGGTTAATGTAATTATTGATTTTGGTTAAGTAGTCGGGAATATCTTCGGCTATGAGTTTTCCATAGTGTTTATAAATCATTGATGTATCACTATGGCCAAGCTGATCTGCGATCCATTCTGGTGGCACCTGCCCTGAAGACAATAATTGACTTGCGAATGTATGTCTTCCCTGATTAATTCCACGATATCGCACACTGGCCTTTTTTAAATGCCTTCGCCAGATGTAGCGCAATTCATAGTAATTAAAAGGTCGATCGTACTCTTGATTGATCCACACAAAATGTAGTCGTTCCTGCTTATATGTTCGGTTATCACGTTGCAGAACATTCACGACTTGGGCGTAACGATTGCCTGTGATTGCATACTGTCTGCGGAGTGCCTGAATTGCAGGCTGTAATAGCTTAATTTCGCGCTTTCTGCGGCGATTTTTAGTGACTTTGTGCAATCCTTTAACATGATTGCGATTGACCTGTATTGTGCCTTTTTCGAGGTTTATGTCTTCCCATGCAATAGAGATCTGTTCAGAGATTGATAAGCCTGTCCAAAAAATACAAGGCAGTAAATTTTGTATGTCTTGGTTGGCCATAGCTCCCAAAATCATTGAAATCTCAGTTTTGGAGAATGGGTCTGGCTCAAGATTGTCCAATTGCTTAATGACAATATTTTCAAATGGGTTATAGGGAATTTTATTTTCCTGTCGCCATAGTTCATGAATAGACGCAAGCCGGGTAATCACCTCGCGAATGGTTTTGGGTGCAAGGTTTTCTTTTAACTCATTGATCCATTTTTTCACGGCTGCCGTGTCGATGTCTTTCGGATGGATCTTAGCCCAACGTGGCGTGACATGTTTCTTGATGTGGCTGTAATAGCCATCAAACGTACTTGGTGCAACTTCCCAGCGGATCATTTCTTTGTACTGAGCAATGTAGTAAGACATTTGATTCTTTTTCAAATGTCTTGAGTTAGGGAAATGCTTGGCTAAATTGAATTGGTCTAACTCAATCTCGAGTTTAATTAATTCAGCCAATTTTTTGGCTTTCTCAACGTTCTCTGGTGTAAATGGCCAGATTAAAGTTTCTTTAATCACGGGTTCTGATGGATGTGTTTTCATCCAAATTCGCATGCTTTTGCCACGAACTTCTAATCCTGCGGACATGGAAAACCTACATTTAAGTATTTAAAAAATATGAGGGATATTTTAGAGGAACGCACCTCCGAGCGGAGGTGCGTGAAAGGTGCTCAAATTAGTTGAAAGGTAGCTCGTTTTGTTCGTCTATGCTGCTTCGAGCAAGGAGTTCATTTTCTAAAGATATTTTTAGATAGGGATCATCCGTTTTACCAAGCAGCCAATGAATATTTTTATCCTCTAAATCCTTAATTGAAGTGCCCTTATACTTCCCATAAAAAATATGGGTTGGATACCTTGCCTGTTCAGAAAATTCGAATAACTCTTCAAAAGACGAAATTTTAGTTTCACGGACAATTGCCACTAAAAGTGAATATGTCGTTTTACAGTCATTTAATGCTGAATGTGCATTTTTAAGACCACGTCTAGTTGCCTTGCGATCGGAACTTACCTGATATGCCAAAGCTGTTAAATTATGCGATTCTAGGTTTGGCCATAAATAACGAGCCATCGCTAATGTACAAATTGCTTTGATGCCATTCGTTGAAGTTCCAGCTCGATTAACTGCTGCAATGTCATAATCAATATTGTGGCCAATCAAATATTCAACACCAATGTCCTTCGGAAATTTGAACTTAGTGAAAGATGGGCATTTGACTAAGTCCTCATCGACGATGTGGTGTACAGCCATCGCACCAATATTAATAGGCTCACTTGGTTTAAAGCGTTTTGTGAAGTCGAATTGAGTTGGAATTAATGGAATATTCCCGCCAATTTCATGAAAAACTACACCCATCCCTGCAGCTTCAATAATATCGCCATGCAATTTGTGGGTTTCTGTATCAAAAATTAATGCTGTCATGATTATTCCATCCACTGCACACAGTTTTCAGTTTCGCACTTAGCTGCGATATGCCCATTTACTGCACTAATTTGATAACTCAATTTCCCTGCACTACAAATTGGGCAAGGCATTTCACCACCAAAAGTTAGTTGTGGTTTTTGGGTACCATGTTTGTCTGTGATTGCTTGGCGGGCAATTGCGATCGCTTGAAAATTCATTTCGGTTGCTCCTGCCCCATTTCTTGAATATCGACATGTTCAACGTAGATATAATTGATCTTATGAAAGGATTCATTTTCAGCATTTGGTACTGTGTTTTTGCTCCATGAATGATGAATAACACCAAAAACATCGTTATTAGAATTTGCATATCCATTCAAAATAAGACGTCCAGCAGTGGCATAAATATCATCTGAATTCTTAACATCGAAGCCACAGTAATTAACACTTTCAATATCTTCTGCAGTTGGATTAGCTGCCCAATCTGCAAGTTCAATTTCTATTTGCGCTTCTACAGTAATCGTTACTAATTTTTTAATACCCATTATGCCACCTGCTGAATTTGATTTTGTTTCATGGCTTCATTCAACTTTTGGATTCCGTTTAAGCCCTGCTCACGGATAATTTTTTTCACAAAGTTGAACTCTTTTAAGCATGCGTAATCTGTAAAACCAGTGACGCACGAAAGTTTTGCATCACTTCGCACTCGATCAAAACCAACTGGCACATCTGAAAGTAAAATTTCATTTAGTTCGCTGTTGATCCCTTTCCAGCGGGTTTTTAGACCATGCCCACGATCGACCGTTAAAGTGCTGCCAAATTTGAACTCGTTAAACGACATTTTTGGCATTTGGAATTGCACCGGCACTGACATCACTTCTTCCGTTTCAGGGTTGTAAAAATGACTGTCCACACCTAAATGCCATTCTTGTTCCAGTGGAATTAATATATTTTTCAGGCAAATGATTAAATCGCCTTTATATACTGAGTAAGCTACATGCTCTGGAGTTTGTTCAGGATCTTCTAAGCCTGTTTCTTCGCGGTGCTGTTCAACGGTTTCATTCACTTCATCGACACAGAATTCCATACTTAATTCATAAGGGCCCTGAGCAGCTGCATCTTGTTTCTGTTTCAGTTCAGCCTGTTGTTTAGCTCGAAGTGCATTTAATTTTTTAGGATTCATTGTTTTTCCCCAAGAATCAAAATTGCAGAAGAAACTATGCAAGAAAAGACCAGATTCAGGAACAAGGCATTCTTGAAATTGAAATTGAAATTCATGAGGATTTCTCCTGTTCATATCGACTTAAAGCATCGGCACATGCTTCTTCAGGTGTTGGCCCTTGCCCTTGCAACAATACTTTTCGATTGGGATCTTGCTCACGAGCATTACTGCAGATCCAAACCATCCAGTCTGTATAACGTGTATAAGCCAGCTCAAAATAGCAGTAGTGATTCGTTTGAAGCATATCTGTATGGATGGCCATAACTTTGGATAAGTTGTTTTGTTCTGTCATGGTTTAACCTACCTGCTCAAGTTCATTTAAATCGCAACTGCATTTGCCTATACGGAAATATTCAATAGGACCAGGTGCATCTTTTGGGGTAATTTCAAAACGATTAAGTTGGTATGTACGAACAGGTGCTTTCACTGTAATTTCATCACCCTTAATTTCGGTGATTTTTCCACTGTGCGCTTTTTGGCTTACAGCAATATGCCCATTGCCTATAATTCTGCGTTTTTGAATCATGAAATTCACTTCATCGCCCACTTGGTAGGCTTCAAAATTTGGAAGGATTAAACCACCACAGTTACAACGATATTTAGACATGGACTATGCTCCCAGTACTGCAGTGCTTGGGTTATGTACCAATTTTGACAATTGGCGATTTGCCCAACGCTTGCGGTGTTCAATGTTGAAGAAATTCGGATGAATTAACTCAGGTGTTAGTACAGCGTTTGACGCTGAAGTTTTGGCAGAAACGTTTTGTAGGTTAGAATCGTTTTGCATTATTTGGTTCTCCAACTGATTGATGTGACACATACAGGAGTGGCCGCTTCTGTATGTGTGCTTTCTAAAAATTAATTGAACTGAAATCGATGTCCTTTTCGTCCATCTGCTAAGGCTGCAAGTAATAAAAGTTTCAAAAATGCCTCTGCAATATCTTCTTTATTGCCCTCCTGTTTTTCTTCGACCTTTTCAGGAGTAGGAACTTTCAGCGAATCATAAAATTCATCTGCATAAGCCCACTGGTGAATACTGGTTGGTTTTAAGTCGCCTTTACGCGTATGCCAAGCTTCGCAATTAGCACAATATCTAACTGGTGGCGCCATCGTGCGATCGACAAATACAACAATAAGCTCGCGATCTGGCTCAGGTAGATCTGTAGGTGCTTTGAATAGTTCAGTGGTTTTTGACATGGTTGGTTCTCCTAAAATTGGGATTAATCCCGTTGTGAAGTTGGTTTTTCAAAAATCCAACAGCGTTTGGTGGTACTGCTAATTTTGCTTTGTATAGCTTTATTTGCTTCAACAAAGCGATAGTGCAAACTGTGGCGCAGCGCATTTTGAAGTTCATTTACTTCAGGCAGTGAGTAGCGGTAATCCGCTGCGACTCTGTATAAATGAGCAAAGTTAATTGCGAATAAATCTGATCTGGCTGAGTGATTCAGTACAGTTTCTTGGTTAGTTGGCGTCTTGATGGCATCTTCCATTTCTTCGACTGTATTCCAGAAGTTTTGGACAATAATTGGATCTGACTTGAGTACCTTGTCTCGGTTCTGCGCCATGCCAAATAATTCATCACGCACCTTTTGTTGTATATCGTTTGGAATTAAGTCTTTTAAAACATGGGTACACATAGCATCGAATAACGCCAAAAGTTGGGCATGGTTATGAATCACACGCGAACTTTTAACGTTGTATATTTCTTGATGTAGGATTTCGTCGTATCTCTCCATGCCCAAGCGGTAGGATTCGAGTACGGCATTTTCTTTTTCGATACAAAGTAGAATGAACTGGCTGATTTGAGACTGTTCATATCGCTCAAGGTTACGAGAGGCGTATAAGCCTTTTTTAGACATTTGCTCTTTGGTGAATTTGTACTGAACAATACGTCCCATCACTGCTTCTGTAGACACAATTTCAGCATTTTGGCTGATCACCAAAGTCCCCATAAATGGCGGTTCATAGGTTTCATTCCCGCCATTTTTAACGCCTTTTGCACCAAGTGAACCGTTGTCATATAGGGTTTTTAGTGCGTTCCAATCGAACTGTTTTACTGTGCCTTTGTCCCCTTCACGGTCTGACTCGAGTAAAACTACAGGTAAATTGGAAACCTGTCTGAAGGTACGTAATAAGCCTGATATAGATGATTTACTTGGGTCGATACCCTCATAGTTTGAGCGACCAAATAACTTCCATAAAAATGAAAGCAAAGTCGATTTACCAGTTCCTGGTTCACCCACCAATTCTATAAATGGAAATGATTTGTGCATGCTTCGGATTTGCTGTGCAAAAAGGCTTCCAAAAAATGCTGTTAATGCCACCATGCCACGAACATCGTATGCATCGAGCAGATCCTTGACCCAAGCATCGGTGTAGTCACTGGCATTGTTGTTGATTTCTAATTGAAACGGTGCACGTGCTTTTAAGTTGGTTTTGCGTGGAAGTTCAAAGTATTCCTCTTTATTGATTTTAAAACGTCGACCGTTTTGGACTGCAATGTCACACAAAACATAGGTTTGATGTTCTTTGTGATAACCAACGTAATTAATGAGTTCAACTCGTTTGATGTCGCGCAGTTCCCTTTTAAGAAATGCGAGTAGCTGCTTACTGTTACCCTCATAAAACACACCCGGTGCAATATGCGTTAGACGTTCACCGAATGCACCTGCAGATGTGATTTGTGATGAAGTAAAAGTATTTTTAATCGTTTGGCCACCACGGGGAAAATCGACCTTGAAAAAATATGAAGCTTCGTCAATTTCCTTTTGATATTGGTAATACAGACCATAGGGACGGCATTCCATCATAATTTCTACTGTTGAAGCATGTTCTAATGCTGAGTCTCTACGCTCGGCAATGAGTAGGTCTTTTTCTTCTTGTGCCCAGTCTGTATTGTCATCTGTAGCATGTAGACCTTTCATGTAATCGTCATATTTGTCCATGTCCAACTTGAACCAATACACTTGATTTTTAAAGTCAAAAGGAAAAGATTTCATGCCTTTATGCTTGTAGATAAGTATGCCTTTATCAACAGCCTTCTCTGCAACAAGTAAAGCACCGTAATATTTATATGTTTCTAAGTCGCTGAACTTCAGTCGATCTTGTTTATATAAATCGTTCCAGTCCTGTTTTTTACGTCCACCCGGTGGCAAAGCAACTTCACATTCGAAACCGTCTGCTTGTGCAAGTTCGATATTTTTAAAAATACCTTTATGACCTGCTTCGTCGTTGTCAAACGCCCAAACCAGTTTTGGAAAACTAATCCCTTCTTCAGTACATTTTTGTGCGATTTCATTTAAAAAAATGGAAGGGTAATTATTGCAAGTTAGGGCTGAACAACTGGTAATGTCTGAAAACCATAATGCGATGGTGTCGAATATGCCTTCAGTAATCCAAATTTCTTTCGATTCTAAATAATTGGTATTTGGTGTGAGCCAAGCATGCCCCATTGATGACCAATCTTCTTTAAAAGTCGTTTTAGGCAAGACATCCTGTTGATCCAATACACGCTGCCACCATCCCTCATTACCTTGTTCATCCGTAATAGGAAAACGTAAGGTTATAGAGGTGGTTTTTTTAGGCTTATAGCGGGTAATCGACTCTTGTGCATACAAGCCTTTTAATTGTTCTAATGGAAAACCTCTTTCCTCAATTAGATATGCGTTAACAGTACGTAAAGGATCTTCAGGTGTTGGTTCAAAGCGTTTTTCCCACTTTTCAAAAAGTTCGGGAAAAAGGTCACGAACATGATTTTCATGCCCGCATTCATTTTTACGTGGACAGAAAACTATCCACGGTTCTTCGGCAAATGTCCAAGCTGATGACTCTTTGTGGTTACAGTCAGGACATCTGCCACGAAGTTTGTCGCCATTTGTAGAGGGCTTACGTTTAAAGCCATAAACATGCTCAAGTTTCTGTTCAACTTGTCTTTGTGTTTCTGGGAACATCATTTGATAGATTTGCCTTATTACAAATGCCGTTTACGTTTAATTTCTTCCCCTGCCAAATCGAGCATTTTTTCTTGAATACGTTCTCTGGCTAGGAATTCGATAGTTTCTTCAATTGA